GATGATGGCTTGTATATCAAGTGGTCTTGAAAAGGGTGAAGAAGGACTGTCTTATGACGAAAATTTCATTAAAGCCGCTGATCTTGGCTATTGCGACTTATTTCAATTCACTTGTGCTGCGGCCCGCACTTGTGATGCGTGGAAAGCTGGCGGCCCTATTACAAAGGAAAAACCATGATGAACTCAAAGACTCCAACAAAGACATCCCAAAAGGCTAAGAAAGCCCCCCCTGCCATGCCAATGGCAATATTGATCTCAGTTGGCAAGCCAAAGATGCGTCCCATGCCTGAGCGTGGTGGTCGTACAGGTACAAACATGATGAAAAAAGCAGGTCGCTCAAAATGAAAAAACCAACAATTGCTGCAAAAAAGATTGGCAAAGTTATGGGTGAATGGAAATCAGGAACTTTGCACTCAGGATCAAAAAAAGGCCCAGAAGTGACATCTCAAAAGCAAGCAATAGCTATTGCCTTGTCTGAAGCCAAAAAAGCAAAAAAGCCTAAGAAATGAAAACTCCAGCTTGGCAAACAAAATCTGGACAAAACGCAAAAGGGGGGTTGAATGCCAAGGGTAGATCATCTTATAATAAAGAAACTGGCGGTGAATTAAAGCCTCCAGTGAAGTCAGGCGATAACCCTAGAAGGGCCTCCTTTCTCGCACGAATGGGCAATATGCCTGGGGCTGAGATGAAAGATGGAAAGCCGACAAGACTTCTACTTTCTCTCAGAGCTTGGGGTAGTACATCCAAAGCAGACGCTAAGGCAAAATCTAAGGCGATCTCAGAGAGGAATAAGAAATGACAACTTATTTGCAAGCAGTTAATGATGTGCTTGTTCGCCTAAGAGAAGCAGAAGTATCAACTGTTTCCGAAACTTCTTATTCAGCTCTGATTGGCAAGTTTGTCAATGATGCAAAACGTCAAGTTGAAGACGCTTATGAGTGGAATGTTCTTAGCACAACAGTCACTATCACCACTACTTCTGGCACTTACTCCTACTCAATGACAGGTGCTGGTCAGAAGTTTCGTGTTCAAGATGTAATCAATTCAACAAGCAAGATTTCACTAGTCAATATTCCATTTGCGACAATGAATAGGTATTTGAATTTTGGTTCTCCATCAAATTCAATTCCTGCTTACTACACATTTGATGGTGTGGATTCTAACTATGACACCAAAGTCACATTGTTTCCGATTCCTGATGGTGTTTATAGCATTCCCTTTAGCTTAATCGTGCCACAAGCCGTTTTGTCTAGCGACAGCACAGTGATAGGTGTACCTGCCGAACTAATCGTTCAGAGTGCCTATGCAAGGGCTTTGGTTGAGCGTGGGGAGGATGGTGGCATGAGTTCTTCTGAGGCTTACCAGTTGTATAAGTCTATGTTGTCTGACTACATTGCAACAGAAGCAACTCGTTATCCTGAATTTAATGCTTTTGAGGCTATTTAATGGCACAAGCAATCCAAACCTTTAGCATCTCTGCGCCAGGCTTCTATGGCCTGAATACGCAAGATTCGCCATTGGATTTGGCCTCTGGATTTGCACTTGTTGCAACCAATTGCATCATTGACCAATATGGTCGTGTTGGCTCAAGAAAAGGTTGGACAAGGGTTAACTCTACAACTGGAAATCTTGGCTCTAACGACATTGGCGTGATCCATGAGCTAGTCCAAACAGATGGTACTTTGACAATTCTGTTTGCTGGCAATAATAAGTTGTTCAAGCTTGGAACATCTAATGCGGTGACTGAGTTGACCTATGGGGGGGGTGGTTCTGCTCCAACCATTACTGCAAGCAATTGGCAATGTGCGTCTTTGAATGGAATCACTTATTTCTTTCAGAACGCCCATGATCCATTGATTTATGACCCAGCAGTAAGCACAACAACTTACCGCAGAGTGAGTGAGAAGTCTGGTTATGCTGGCACTGTGCCATCTGCTAACTTGGCAATTTCGGCCTTTGGTCGTTTGTGGGTAGCGAATAGCACTACTGATAAAACAACCATCACTTTCTCTGATCTGCTAACTGGTCACATTTGGACAGGTAGCACTTCTGGTTCTTTGAATGTCAATCAGATATGGCCTAATGGTGCTGATGAAGTTCAAGCCTTGGCTGCTCATAATGGGTTCTTGTTTATCTTTGGTAAGCGTCAAATCTTGGTTTATCAAGGTGCGACTACGCCATCAACAATGAGTCTGTATGACACGATTGGTGGCATTGGATGCTTGGGTAGAGACACTGTTCAGACAACAAGCACAGATGTGATTTTCTTGTCAAACAGTGGTGTTCGCTCTTTAATGAGGACTATTCAAGAGAAATCTGCTCCAGAGCGTGATCTCTCTAAGAATGTTCGCAATGACCTAATGACTGCCGTTGCAAGTCAGACCTTAGCAAACATCAAGTCTGTCTATTCCGAGCGTGAAGGCTTCTACCTTTTAACTCTGCCTGTTGGTCAAGCTGTTTACTGTTTTGATACCAAGGTTCAATTGCAAGATGGATCTTCTAGAGTTACTACATGGGACTCTATTGCACCAACTGCTCTGCTATCACGCAGAAATGGTGAGTTATACATTGGGAAAACTGGTTATGTTGGTACATATACTGGTTATTCAGACTATCAAACGTCTTACCGAATGTTGTACTACACCAACAATGCAGACCTTGGTAACGTCAACCAGACATCTATCTTGAAGAAGATTTCTGCCGTTGTTATTGGTGGAACAAATCAGACAGTCACTATCAAATGGGGCTTTGACTTTAAGAGTAACTATTTGAGTGCCAATGCAACCATTCCACTTCAAGGCGTTGCTCAGTATGGAATTGATGAATATGGTGCTAATGCCACTACTCTTTCATACTACTCTGATGGCATTGCATTAAATACTTTGACTGTTTCTGCAACTGGTTCAGGCAAGGTTGTTCAAACTGGTTATGAACTTGTTATCAATGGAGCGCAGTTGTCAATCCAGAAAATTGAAATCCAAGCTAAGAATGGAAAAATAGCATGAGCGACTATACAAAAAGCACCGACTTTGCGACTAAAGACAATCTAACATCTGGCAATCCTCTCAAGATTGTCAAGGGTACTGAGATTGATACTGAGTTCAATAATATTCAGACTGCTATTGCGACTAAATTAGATTCTTCTAGCGCACCAAGTGGTACGATTGTTGGCACTACAGATACTCAGACTCTGACAAACAAGACTCTAACTAATCCTACTGTAAACAACTATACAGAAGGCGTTGTTGCAATTGGCACTGTCACAAGTTCTAACACTTTGTCATTGACAAATGGTACTGTTCAAACAGTTACTTTAACTGCATCTACTGCTTGCACATTCACAATGCCTACTGCTACGGCAGGAAAGTCATTTATCCTAATTCTCAAACAAGCGGCTTCTACTGGTGGTGGAAGTGCAACATTTACAAGTGTTAAGTGGAATATTCTTGGCGCTCCCACTGTGACTACTACGGCAGGAAAGTTAGATATTTTTACATTTGTTGCTGATGGCACATATTGGTATGGTTCTTACTCACAAGGATACACAGCATAATGTTTGCCGCCATTAACGCATTCTTGTCTGGCAGTAATATTGCTAGTCAACAGGCATACACAACACCTGGCACTTACTCATGGATTTGCCCTGCTCATGTAACTTCTGTTTCAGTTGTTTGTGTGGGTGCTGGTAGTGGAGCTTCAGGAACTGGTGGTGGTGGTGATCGAGGTTCTGGTGCGGGTGGTGGTTTAGGCTATCTAAATAATTATTCTGTGACTCCTGGCAATTCCTATACAGTAGTTGTTGGCGCTGGTGGTGCGGGTGGAGATGGCGCTACTCAGGGTAATGGCGCTGCAGGAGGAAACTCTTACTTTGTAAATACTTCTACTGTTTGTGGTTTTGGAGGCAGTGCAAGTACTCCTACTAGAAATCCTACAACACCTACTGCTGGAGGAACATATGTTGGAACTGGCGGTGGTAATGGCGGTATTGGTAATGGCGCTGGAGGCGGTGGTGCTGGAGGTTATTCAGGCACTGGTGGCACTGGTAGCAGCGGAATAGGAAATGGAACTGCTGGCTCTGGAGGAGGCGGTGGTGGTGGAGCTAATGATGATACTTTTCCAGATTTTACTGGATCAGGTGGTGGCGTAGGTTTACTAGGCCAAGGTGCTAATGGTGCAGCAGGAACTACATCTGGAAATATGTATGGTGGTGGTGGTTCTGCAGGATCTGATGGCTCTAATGGCGGTCAAGATTTAGGTGCTGTCGGTGGGTCTTATGGCGGTGGTGGATCATCTGCTTGGTATGGTAGCGGAGGCGATGGTGGTGCAGGTGCTGGTGGTGCTGTTCGCATCATTTGGCCTGGCGACAAACGCACATTCCCAAGCACAGCAACAGGAAATTTGTAAGGAAAAATCATGGCGACTTCTGCAGCAGCAAATTACGCATCAAAAAATAATATAGATTATTTGGCGAATATCAACAAATGGATTGATACGAATCGCAATGCGACTCCAGCTCAAGTTAATCAGCAAATGTCTCAATATGGCATTTCTGAGGGTGACATTGTTAAAGCAATAGCTCAAAGAAATGATTTGATACCAGGACAAACTTTGCAATTAGGCGATACTTTTTATCAGCCCAACTTTACGTCAACTGGTTCTGGACAAGATGAACAAATTGGCCCACTGGAAAATATTTATACCTATAAAGCTAATGAAAATAAAGTTGGTGGTAATGTTAAATATTACAACCCTAATGGTGAATATTTACAGACCACTCAACAAATACCTGTTAATGCTACTCAGGATTTCTTAAGATTTGCTTTGGCTGCTGGTGGAATGGCGGCTTTGGGTGGTGGATTAGATTTGTTTGGTGCTGGAGGTACTGCAGGTGCAGGAACAACTTTTGCGGGTGAAACATTAGCAGATGCAGGACTTCTTTCTGGTGCTGAGACTGCTGCCGCATCTACTTTAGGCGCTGAAACTGCAGGTGCAACTACTTTAGGTACTCAAACAGGTGGTGGACTATTAACTGGTGGAGCAGGAACTACAGCAGGACTATCTGCTGCTGAACTAGCTCAATTGGATTTATCTTTAGGTGGTGCTGGCGGTACTGCAGGTGCAACTACATTAGGTACAGCTTTAACTACTGGTGGAACAGTACCTACGATTACTAGTTTAACTGGTGGTAGTGGCCTCATATCTGGAACTGGCTTAACTGCGGCTGAATTAGCGCAAGCAGATTTAGCATTAGGTGGGGCAGGTGGAACAGCAGGAGCTGAAAGTTTAGCGGCATCTTTGACTACTGGTGCGGATACTGCAACATTGTCAAATCTTACTGGTGGTAGTGGATTATTGACTAGTGATCTTGTTACTGCTGATACTGTTGCTAAAAAATTAGCAGATGATGCCTTGTTAAACCCTGTTACGACACCTGCAACAGTAACAACACCTACAACAGTAACGCCTACAGTTGTTCCACCAGGCTTATTAACTGGCTTAACTGCTGAACAAATTGCTAAAGTTTTGTCAGGAACTTTAACTACTGCTGGTGGTTTACTGCAACAACAGACTTCTAGAGAAGCCGCACAAGTTGCACAAGCACGAGTTGATGCTGAGACTGCTGCAGCAAAAGAAGCTGCACAATTCCGTCCTGTTGGAACGACAACAAAGTTTGGCACTTCAAACTTTACTTATGATCCTGTTACTGGTCAGATGGTAAGTTCTGGATATAAGTTGACACCAGAAGCGCAAGCTCAGCAAGATCGCTTGATGGCTTTGTCAAATGCAGGTTTGACTCAAGCTGAACAAGCACAAGCACAATTTGCACCTTTGCAAACAGGCGCTCAGACGTTGTTTGGTTTGGGTAATCAATACTTGGCTCAGAGTCCTGAAGAAGTAGCTAATAAATACATCTCTCAACAGATGAACTTATTAGCACCAAGCCGTGAACTTGATTTGGCTAACTTGCAAAACAAACTATTCCAACAAGGTCGCTCTGGTTTGGCAGTTGCCCAAGGCGGCAATTTGGGTGCTACTACTCCTGAACTACAGGCTTTGTATAACGCTCGAGCGCAACAAGATGCAGTATTGGCAGCTCAAGCACAACAAGCTGGTCAACAACAAGTCTCCTTTGGTGCGGGATTGCTTGGTCAAGGCGCTAGTGCTATGAATCAATACTATGGTGGTCAGCAAGCATCTTATGCTCCTTACACTGCCGCTATGGGACAAGTACAGAACTTGGAAGCACAAGCACAACAACCTTACAACATGAGTTTGGCTCTTGCTCAACAACAAGCTACAGCAGGAACTAATGTGGGTAAATTAGGCTTAACTGGCGCTCAATTAAGTACAAACTTGGCAACAAGCCCTGCAGCGACTACAAATCCTTATGCCACAGTCATAAGTGGTCTAGGAGATCCAAACTCACTATTAAGTCAAGGTCTTTCTACTGCAGTCAAAAGCATTTGGGGTTAAGGAGAAACAACATGGCAGATATTATTCCTAGCTTATTCGGGTTAACTCCTGAAGCCTATGGTCAACAACAACAAATGGGCTACATAAATCGTGGAGTCCAGTTGGCTCAATTAGATCCAGCGGCCCGTGGTGCGGCTATGACATATGCGGGTGCTGCAGGTCTGGGCAATGCAATTGGTGGAATGCTTGGCGCACAAGATCCACAGTTGCGAATGATTACTCAGCAACAAGAGATCATGCGTGGCTTAGACATCACTAATCCAGTTGCATTAACTCAAGCTGCTCAAAAAGCAAGTCAAATTGGCAATCAAGACTTGGCCTTGCGTTTGCTTGCAACTGCAGATCAAATGAGCCAAAGAGCTGCTCAACAACAAGCACAACAAGAGTTGTTGCAAGCTCGTCAAGTATCACAACAA